ACCTCCTGACCGCCCGCCCCCCTTTTTATGCACAACCGCGAAATGAAAAGTTTTTTTCTGGGAGGTTTTTATGGCCGGAAGACGACCAAAACCGACCCATCTTAAGGTCGTTACCGGCAATCCGGGCAAGCGAAAACTCAACGACAAAGAGCCTGCACCTGCGAGAGAAATCCCCAGCCCGCCGTCACACCTCACTGACTGGGGAAAGGTTGCATGGGGAAAACTGACTGTTCTTCTTGATGGAATGGGCGTGCTGACCGTTGCCGATGTTCTTGCCCTGGAAAGGCTCTGTGATATCTACGCCGATATCCTTCAACTGAGGATCACGATTGCCGAAGAGGGCAGAACTTACACAGTCCAGACCGATGGCGGATTTCTGATTAAAGCCAACCCGGCTGTCTCAATGCTGGCTGATGCAGACCGGCGATTTAAAAGCTACCTGGTAGAGTTCGGCCTGACACCGGCTGCCCGGTCAAAGGTGAACGTGAATGGTGGAGAAAAAGAAGAAGACCCGCTCAACCAGTTCTTCGGTTGATCCGGCCACGCAGTATGCAATGGACGTTACCAGCGGTGCGGTTATTGCCGGGCCAGATATCCGCGCGGCATGCGCCCGTCACCTTCGCGATCTGGAGGAGGGTCCGAAGCGCGGCCTGTTCTGGGATGTTGAAGCGGTAACGCGCGTTGTTAACTTCTTTGCTCAGGTTCTGAAGCTGAATGGCGGTGAGCATGAGGGGAAACCTTTCATCCTGCTGCCGTGGCAGTGTTTCATTGTTGGCTCCCTGTTCGGCTGGAAAGCGGAAGACGGCACGCGCCGCTTTCGCATGAGCTATATCGAGTCCGGTAAGGGCTCGGGTAAATCGCCACTGGCGGGCGGAGTTGGTCTTTACCTGCTGATGGCAGACAAAGAGCCCCGCGCCGAAGTTTACGCGGCGGCCACGAAAAAAGACCAGGCGATGATCCTGTTCCGCGATGCGGTGACGATGGTCGATCAGTCGCCCGCGCTGGCGCAGCGCATCACCAAATCCGGCACTGGCCTGAACGTGTGGAACCTTGCGTTTCTGCAGACGGGCTCTTTCTTCAAGCCGATCAGCTCCGATGATGGTCAGTCAGGACCGCGTCCACATGGCGCACTGATTGACGAAGTGCATGAGCACAAAACAAATGCCGTTGTTGAGATGATGCGTGCCGGTACAAAAGGCCGCCGTCAGGCGCTGATGTTCCTGATCACCAACAGCGGCCACGATAAAACCAGCGTCTGTTATGAGTATCACGAGTACGGGCGCAAGGTTGCTGCCGGTGACCTGGTTGATGACAGTTTTTTCAGCTTCATCTGTTCACTGGATGATGGTGACGACCCATTCAAGGATGAAACCTGCTGGGGCAAAGCTAATCCGTCTCTGGGTCAGACCTTTACGGATAAGTACCTGCGAGAGCAGGTGACACAGGCGCGCGGCATGCCGTCAAAAGAGAGCATCGTTCGCCGCCTGAACTTCTGCCAGTGGGTGGAAGCGTCCGATCCATGGATTGACAGCGACACCTGGATGAACTGCGAACAGGATTTTGATCCGGAGGATTTAGCGGGTGAAGAGTGTTATGGCGGTCTGGACCTGTCCGGCTCCCGTGACCTGACGGCGCTGGCGCTTTACTTTCCGAAATCTAAAAAGCTTTTGGTTGAGTTCTGGACGCCGAAAGATTCCCTGCTGGAGCGTGCCAAAACTGACCACGTTCCTTATGACGCCTGGCTGCGTAATGGCTTTATTCACGCGCCGCCTGGTAAGGCGGTTAACTATGGTTTTGTTGCGGTGCGTATCGGTGAGCTGGCGGCCAGATACGATATTAAGTGCATCGCGTTTGACCAGTATCGCATCAAGTATCTGGAGCCAGAGCTGGAAAGCGAGTCTGTGAGCGTTGACCTTGTTCCGCATGGTCAGGGCTTTTACAAGGCGCAGGAGTCCGGGTTGTGGATGCCGCGATCTATTGAGCTGTTTGAGGAGCACCTGAATAACCGGGTGCTGGTCATCCGGCCTAACCCCTGCCTGCGCTGGAATGCCGCCTGTGCGGTGCTTGAGGCTGACCAGAAGGACAACCGCATATTTGCCAAAAAGAAAAGCACCGGTCGTATCGACGGCGTGGTGGCTTCGGCTATGGCAATCGGCGCAGCAGAGGATGCGGTGCTGGTGGACAGCGGCGATCCTGATGACTTTTTTGATGACCCGATCATGGTAGGTATCTGATGAAGGAAAAAAAACAGCCGGGTCGCATCAAGAGCGCGATTGTGAACTGGCTCGGTGAGTCGATTGGGCTAAATGATGCTGCGTTCTGGCAGGAGTGGTATGGCACAAGCAGCAGCGGTAAGGTTGTCACAGCAGAGAAAGCGCTGGCGCTGGCCTCTGTCTGGGCCTGTGTACGCCTGCTGAGTGAGTCAGTTTCAACCCTGCCGATGAAGGTGTATGAACGAGCCGCTGACGGCTCCCGCAAGCTGGCGCTTAATCATCCGGCCTATCAACTGCTGTGCCGTCGTCCGAACAGCGAAATGACGCCTTCACGCTTTATGCTGATGGTCGTTGCCAGCATCTGCCTGCGCGGTAATGCCTACGTCGAGAAAAAGATGATCGGCACCAAGCTGGTCTCACTGGTTCCGCTTCTCCCTCAGTGCATGAAGGTGGAGCGGCTGGATAGCGGGGAACTGCAGTACACTTACACCGAGAAGGGCGCGAAGCGCATCATTCCGCTTAAAAACATGATGCACATCCGGGGGTTTGGTCTGGATGGCGTCTGCGGAATGATGCCGATGCGCACCGGGCGTGACGTGTTTGGCGCAGCGATGGCGGTCGAAGAATCAGCCGCAAAAATTTTTGAAAACGGTATTCAGACGTCAGGTTTCTTTCTGTCAAAGAACCTGCTGACCAAAGAGCAGCGCCAGAAAAATCGCGAAAACCTCAACCGGTTCGTTGGTTCAAAAAACGCGGGTAAGGTGATGGTGCTTGAGGGTGACATGTCCTATCAGGGCATTACCCTCAACCCCGAAGATGCTCAGATGCTGGAGTCGCGATCTTTCAGTATTGAGGAAATCTGCCGCTGGTTCCGCGTACCGCCGTTCATGGTGGGTCACGTTGATAAGCAGAGTAGCTGGGCGTCGAGCGTTGAAGGCATGAACCTGCTTTTCCTGACAAATACGCTTCGGCCGATGCTGGTGAACATTGAGCAGGAGATTTCACGCTGCCTGCTGAACGGTGATGAAGACCTGTTTGCTGAGTTCTCGGTTGAAGGCCTGCTTCGTGCTGACAGCGCCGGACGCTCTGCTTATTACACCACCGCGCTGCAGAACGGCTGGATGTCCCGTAATGACGTGCGCCGCCTGGAGAATCTGCCACCGATTGAAGGTGGTGATATCTACACCGTACAGCTGAACCTGACACCGCTTGAAGACCTGCGCAAAAACAGCACTGCCGCAAGGGCTACGCTGTTGCGCGATGTTCACAACGCCGTTTTCCCGGACATTCCTTTCGAACAATCCCCGCTTAAACAGGCGGCTTAGGAGCATCCCCAATGACAGTAAAAAGTCTTCCGGCAGCGCCGGAGGGGCGGCCTTTTGCGCGCGAAAATCGCGATCTGCCGTCTTCTGCAATGGATCGCTGGAACGGCGGAATTAAGGCCGCAAAGAGTGATGACAACAGTATTTCGGTATTCGACGTCATTGGCGCTGACTGGTACGGCGACGGCGTTACCGCCAGCCGCATCGCGGCGGCACTCCGTTCAATCGGCGGTGCTGACGTGACTGTGAATATCAACTCTCCAGGCGGCGATATGTTTGAAGGCCTGGCGATTTACAACCTGCTGCGCGAGTACGAAGGGAAAGTCACCGTTAAGGTGCTGGGCCTTGCAGCCTCTGCAGCGTCGATTATCGCGATGGCAGGGGACGAGGTTCAGATTGGCCGCGGTGCCTTCCTGATGATCCATAACTGCTGGGTTTATGCGATGGGCAACCGTCACGACCTGCAGCAGATTGCGGCGGACATGGTGCCTTTTGATAAGGCGATGAACGATATCTATGGCGCACGGACTGGTCTGGATGCGGCCACCATCGACGCGATGATGAATTCTGAAACTTACATCGGCGGCAGTGATGCGGTTGAAAAAGGTTTTGCAGATCGCCTGCTGGCGGCAGATGAGATTGCTGATGGCGATGACAGTCCTGCAGCTGCGCTGCGCAAGCTGGACGCGATGCTGGCAAAAACCAATGCACCGCGCTCCGAGCGTCGAAAACTACTTAAAGCGTTAACCGGCAGCAAGCCTGGCGCTGCTGCCACCCCTGAAGGTATGCCGGGCGCTACCGACGAAATCAACCCCGAAAATATTGCACAACTTAAAAACGCGCTTGCCGCGTTCGGCAAATAAGGATTAACAATGTCTGAAGTAAATGAAGTACTGAAGCAGGTTACTGCCAGCATCAACGAAGCCAGCGGCAAGTTTAATGCGAAGGCTGAGGAAGCGTTGGCTGAAGCGAAAAAATCTGGTTCGCTGTCAACTGAGACCAAAGCGGCAGTGGATAAAATGGCGAGTGAGCTTAACGCCATGCGTGAAGCAGAGAAAACGCTGAAGGCGGCGCTGGGCGATCTGGAGCAGCATGTAGCGCAGATGCCGCTGGCAAATGTTAAAGGCGTTATCGAAACCGTGGGTAGCCAGGTTATTTCATCCGAAGCGCTGAAAGCTTTTTCGGCGAGTATCGAAGGTAACAAGCGCCTTAGCATTCCGGTTAAGGCCGCGCTGCTGTCCGTTAACGTGCCGGGTCAGATCGTAGCGCCAGACCGCCAGCCGGGCATCGATCAGCAGCCAAAACAGCGACTGTTTATCCGCGACCTAATTGCACCGGGCCGTACTGAGTCTAATACCATCTACTGGGTTCAGCAGACCGGCTTTACCAATAATGCAGCGACCGTCGCTGAGAACACCACCAAACCGTACAGCGGTATCACCTTTGCGGAAAAAATCACGCCGGTTCGCACCATTGCGCACCTGTTCAAAGCCGCGAAGCAGATTCTGGACGACATGCCGCAGCTTCAGTCGACAATTGACGCCGAGCTGCGCTACGGCCTGAAATACGTTGAAGAGCAGGAGATTCTGTTCGGTGACGGCACCGGCACGCACCTGAATGGTATTGTGCCGCAGGCATCTGCATATGCTCCCGCTTTCAGTGTGGCGAATCAGACCGGTATCGACGATCTGCGACTGGCTATGCTGCAGGCGCAACTGGCACGTTTCCCGGCGTCCGGCCATGTTCTGCACTTTATGGACTGGGCGAAGATCGAGCTGACCAAAGACTCACTGGGCCGCTACATTCTGGCGAACCCGGCTGGGCTGGCCGGTCCTACGCTATGGGGGCTGCCGGTAGTGGCGACCGAAGCGGCTGCGTTCCAGGGTAAATTCATGACCGGTGCGTTTAATGCCGGTGCGCAGATTTTCGACCGCGAAGATGCCAACGTGGTTATTTCAACCGAAAACGCCGACGACTTTGAGAAAAACATGATCTCAATCCGTTGTGAAGAGCGTCTGGCGCTGGCCGTTAAGCGTCCTGAAGCTTTCGTTTACGGTTCCTTCACCGCACCTGCTGCAGCTGCATAACAGCAACGGCGGCCTCCAGTCCGCCTTTCCGGGAGTTACAAATGAAACTGCTTTTAATTAAACCGAATTACTTCGGCGGCACGGTCGTGTCCGAAGGCAACACCATTGAGACCACCGAACAGCACGGTCGTGAGCTGATTAAGCTGGGCTATGCCAGTGAGGTGGATGACAGCGCAGCGGAGAAAGCGGCAGCTGAGGCGAAGGAAAAAGCCGAAGCCGAAGCGCTTGCGAAGTCTGAAGAAGAGGCCAAAGCAAAGGCCGCTGCTGAAGCCCAGGAAAAAGCGGATGCTGAAGCCAGCGCGAAAGCGGCAGCTGAGGCGAAGGAAAAAGCCAAAAAATAAGGCGTTGTCATGCTGCTGACACTTGAAGAAATTAAACAGCAGTGCCGACTGGAGAGCGACTTCACGGAAGAAGATCAGCTGCTTGAGCTTTTTGCGCTGGCCGCTGAGGCAAAGGCGGTGACCTACCTCAACCGCAATCTTTATAAAACGATGGCAGATATTGCACCGCTTGATACGGATGGCATGGTGATAACCGAAGATATCCGGCTTGCCATGCTGATGCTGGTCAGTCACTGGTATGAGCATCGCAGTTCAGTGTCAGAGCTGGAAATGACGGAGACGCCGCAGGCGTTTGAGTTCCTGCTCTATTCGCGGCGTCTGCCGGTGTCGGGGTATTAGCATGCAGCGACGCTCATCAAATACCAGTGCTGTTTTCACGCTGCCCGATCCGGGTGAGCTGAATAAGCGCATTCACCTGCGCCAGCGCATCGACCAGGCAGCGGCTGATTACGGTACAGAGCCGGTCTATCAGAATGAAAAGGGCGTGTGGGCGAAAGTCCGGCAGGTGGGTGCCACTACCTATCACGAATCTGTTCAGGCTGATGACACCATAACTCACTACATGACCATACGTTACCGCCGTGGCATCACGTCAGATTTTGAGGTGGTTTATGGCGGTTATGTATATCGCGTTAAGCGCCTTCGCGACCTCAACTCTGCCGGTCGTTACCTGCTGATGGAGTGCGAGGAGCTGAGGGCTGTGGAAAGCGACGGAGAGATGTATGGCTAAGCCGCTTCTGCACGTTGATTTTCAGCAGCCTAAAGACCTCGTTTTTAACCGGGCAAAAATGCGCCGTGCCTTTATTCAGATTGGTCAGGTTCACATGCGTGATGCCCGCCGTCTGGTTATGCGCCGCGGTCGCTCTGCTCCGGATGAGTATCCGGGATTCAGAACCGGCAGGCTGGCGCGGTCCATCGGCTATTACGTTCCCCGCGCATCAAAAAGCCGTCCGGGCCTGATGGTGCGCATAGCGCCAAACCAGAAGCGGGGCGAGGGAAACCGCCTTATTGAGGGTGACTTTTACCCCGCGTTTCTGTTCTACGGCATCAAGCGTGGGTCTAAGCGAAAAAAGAGTCACCACAAGGGCAAGTCCGGTGGCAATGGCTGGCGTGTTGCGCCACGTAAAAACTACATGACCGAAGTGCTGGAGGCGCGCAAAACGTGGACACGTTATGTGCTGACCCGTGCGCTACGCACCTCCCTTCGTCCTGAAAGGAAAAAGAAATGAAGCTATCACTGGTGATCGCCGCTCTCCGGGCACGATGTCCGATGTTCGCGGGCAACGTAGCCGGGGCGGCTGAATTCAAGTCTATCCCCGAAACCGGAAAAATGCGGCTACCGGCGGCGTATGTTGTGCCAACAGAAGACGTTACAGCTGAGCAGAAGTCCCTGACTGACTATTGGCAGAACGTGACCGAAGGCTTTGCAGTTGTCGTGGTGCTGGATAATACGCGTGACGAGCGCGGTCAGGCTGCCGGTTATGACGCCGTTCATGATGTCCGACAGCAAATCTGGAAGGCGCTTCTGGGCTGGGAGCCGGATGAAGATGCTGGCCCCGTCGCATATTCTGGCGGACAGCTTCTGGACATGGACCGGGGGCGGCTTTATTACCAGTTCGAATTCATGCTGACGCGGGAAATCACCGAAGAGGACACGCGACAGCAGGATGATCTTAACGCTCTGGACGAGCTGAAAACGGTCGAAATCGACGTTGACTATATCGATCCGGGTAATGGCCCTGACGGCATCATTGAGCACCACACCAAAATCAACTTCAGCGAGTAAATCATGCAAATCAGACCCAAGCACGGGCGGTCAGTTCCTGACCCTGTCCGGGGCGATCTGCTGCCTTCAGAAGGCCGGAACGTCGAAGAGAGCAGCTACTGGCACCGCCGCATTGCGGATGGTGATGTCGAAGAAGTCAGCGCGGAAGAAGAAAAGCCCGCTGCTGACGCAAAGAAAAAGGGCGGTGAATAATGTCAGTATCGTTCCCCACTATTCCGTCAGACCTCCGCGTGCCGCTGTTCTGGGCGGAGATGGACAACAGCGAAGCGAATACCACGCAGAGCAGCGGCCCGTCACTACTGATTGGCCTCGCTTCAGCCGACAGCACCATCGTTAAAAACAAACTCACCATCATGCCGTCTGCCTCGCTGGCGGGTAAGGTTGCAGGCCGTGGCAGCCAGCTGGCCCGCATGGTAGCGCGTTATCGCGCTGTTGATCCGTTCGGTGAACTCTGGGTTATTGCGGTAACCGAGCCGGAAGGCGAAACCGCCAAAGGCACCGTGACGCTGACCGGCAATGCGCAGACGTCAGGTTCGCTCAGCCTGTATATCGGTGCGGTACGTGTTCAGGCTGCAGTAGTGACCGGTGATGCACCGGCAGCCGTGGCCGCGACGCTGGCCGCTGCCGTTAACGCTGACGCGGACCTGCCGGTGACTGCTGCTGCAGCTGCTGGCGTTGTCACGCTCACTGCCAGACATAAGGGGCTCTATGGCAACAGTATTCCGCTGGCGCTGAACTACTACGGCACCGTGGGCAGCGAAACCACACCTGACGGCGTTAACGTTGTGATTGACGCCATGGCGGGCGGTACGGGTTCACCGTCACTGGCTGCAACCGTGGCCGCGATGGGCGACGAGCCGTTTGACTTCATCGGCACTCCGTTCAGTGATTCTGCCTCGCTGGCAACACTGGTGCTGGAAATGAACGATTCTTCCGGTCGCTGGGGCTATGCACGTCAGCTTTACGGTCACGTTTACACGGCGAAAATCGGCACGCTCTCCGAACTGGTTTCCTTTGGCGACACAATGAACAACCAACACATTACCGTTGCCGGTTATGAACCTGCTGTTCAGACTGCTGCCGATGAGCTGGTCGCACTGCGCACCGCACGCAACGCCGTGTTTATCCGCGTTGACCCGGCCCGCCCGACGCAGACCGGTGAGCTGACCGGCGCATTATCGGCACCGGCAGGCAGCCGCTTTACCCTGACCGAGCAGCAGTCGCTTATGAAGCACGGTATCGCTACGGCTTACGCCGAAAGCGGCGTACTGCGCATTCAGCGCGATATCACTACCTATCAGAAAAACGCCTATGGCGTGGCGGACAACAGCTACCTGGACAGCGAGACGCTGCATACCAGCGCCTACGTTATCCGTCAGCTGAAGAGCATCATTACCAGCAAGTACCCGCGTCATAAGCTGGCGAATGACGGTACGCGCTTCGGTCCTGGTCAGGCCATCGTAACGCCTGCAGTGCTGAAGGGTGAGATGTGCGCCAGCTATCGCACGATGGAGCGGGCGGGGATCGTGGAGAACTTCGATCTCTTCAAGCAGCATCTT